AGACAGCAGAAGGTTCGTCCCCCCCGCCACGATCAGCGCCATGCCGGTGACCTCAAGGGCCGTCGTGATCCATTTGCGATACACGCGAACCCCTCTCACCAGACGTTGTTGGCTGGGTCCATGGACCGGTCGAGGGCCGCGATGGCTGACCACAGGGCGAGGGTCGCGGCGTAGAGCGGGGTAATGTCGGCGCTCGATTTCTTGCGGCCCCAGCGCCAAGCGCCCTCGCCGTCCTCAACAGCCTTACGCGCCACGTACAAGGCCGCGATGAGTGCCCGTTGCCCCAAGTGGCGCAAGCCTTTGGTTGTGAACAGATCGAAGACCATCCCGCACGCGGCGGCCACGTCGTTGCCCTTGATGAAGTCCGGGTCGAGGCCAGCCTGGATGAGCGCCGGCACCAGCGACTCGGCGGCTGACCCTGATGCGATGGCCAGCGTCATCTCAGGCCACCGCTCGGCCAGTTGCACCATCCGCGGCACGACCCAGTCAGTGCCGGGCTGGTGGTCGACCACACCCTTGCTCGATGTGATCTCGATGTGAGGTAAGCCCTCTGCGTTCATCCCGGCCACCGCGATCGCAGCCCACGAACGGGCAGGGGACACGTCCAGAGCGAAGCGTGGAGCGCCGACGATCTTCGACTTCACGTCAAGACAAGACGCCACGAACACGGGCGGGATCACCTGATCCCGCGCACCTTCGTCGTCCCAGATGCCGAGGCCCTCATGTCGCCACGAATCATCTGACTTCAGGTTGGCCCGCAACCGCTTGACGGACGCCAGCGGCGTCCGGTGAGGGTAGGACGGATTCGCCTTACGCAGTTGCTCGATGCTGTCTAGACTCGGCCCACCCTTGTAGCCCGTGTTCGCATCAGCTGAGCACTCGACGTAGACAGCCTCGCCGCCCTCAACGACCACCCGACCGGCAGGTACTGCCAGCGCCAGGGCCTTCCGCCGCCGCTCCGTGATCTCCTCGCCCGGGTCGGTCGGCCGCGGTGGCGTACACATGTAGAACAGCAGCGCGCCGTGAGGATGCCGGGACTGGTTCGTCGCCGCGACCATGTCCTCAAGCGCCTTCGCGTCAAGGATCTGCGCCTCGTCGAACACCTCGATGTCGACCTCGTCGAAGCCGCGGCCGAAACCCTGCGAGCGGGCACCGAAGAAGATCACCGAACCGTTCGCGAACTCGATGGCTTCCTTGCCAGACCCACGCCGGGTGGCACGAATGTAGGGAGCTACAGACTTACGCCGAGTGAACCCCAACAGCGACCGGAACGTGTTCCCGAGCGTCGCCGTGTGGTGCGCTGTCCACAGCACCTTCAGCCCAGGAAACAGAACGCACAGCGCGAAGATGATCCGCCCGACCATGAACGTCTTCGCGACCTGGCGCGGGATCGACAGCGTCACTCCGCCCACCGTCGCGGCGTACAAGCCATCCGTGCGCTTGCCGAGGATGACCCGGCCGGCGTCGGCCTGCCAGCGGTCGAACTCATCGCCCCACTCGCTGCACTTGGCCTCAACACCCGGCCAGCCCGTCGACACGATCCCCTCAGGGATCACGACATAGCGAGCGACCTCAGAGAGCCGACGAGTCGAAGGCTTCGTCTTCAGCTGGGCCGCCACGCTCCGCCTCAGCCTTCTCCGCATGGTTGAGCGCGGCGATCTCCTTGGAGATGTCTTGCAGCCGGCGAGTCAGAGAGGCGAGGTCGCGCGGAGGGCACTCCGGGGCAGTGACCGCCATGGCAATCCGCTCACGCATCGCCACCAGCAGACCCTTGTGGTCGCCCGACGCGGCAGCCTTGGCCACGCTCTGATGGACCGCCCTCGATGGGCGCTCATCCGTTCCGACAGCGCGCAGGGCAGGCTTGCGAGGCATCGCAACCTCCCTGGGGCGGTGTGGAAAACTTGAGATGGAGAAAAGTGCAGAAGCGGGGTCTTTCGCCCACCCCTGTATCCAAAAAACCAGCGAATCCAGCGAAATCCACACGCGATGGGCACCACCCCTGTGGGATGGGGTCCTCCCACCCTTGGGACCCCCGGGGTGGGGGGTGTCTGTTCAGGGGGGTGTCCAGTGATCGACGCGTCGAAGGCGGCAGGATCGGCTAGGCGAAACCTGAGGCGTAATCCAAGGCGTAACTTCAGGCGTAACTCGCACGTGTGTCACCAGTCGCGTGATGCCCTGTTGCCGCGTAGTTGGTTGCCTAACGTTGCGCCTGCACTGCGATTACATGGCGAGCAGATGATGCGGTCGCCTGGCATACCACCACCACCCAGTACGACTGGCACTGAGTGGTCGAGGTCGCATCGCTTCGGATCTGTCATCAACCCGTCGCATCTGTGTGTGCATCCACCCATGCCACATGGGCACCATGTTCCAAGGGCGCGAGGTAGGAGTTGCTTACGACGCTTCTGTTGCTTGTTGGGGTCGGTGCGCAGACGCGCGGGCATGGGGTCAGGTGTTGACGGCAGCGACAGTGACCGATGTGACGGCGCTGTATGTGATGCCGTAGTTCCCGGCCGTGGTCGCACAGTTCGCAGGCAGCGCGATCTCAGTGTCGCCTACGAGGCAGGACACGACGACGTTGTGCAGGAAGCCACCCGAGCAGGCGTTGACTGCCGCGATGGTCAGAGTGATGGTGGCAGCACTGGCGTTCTTGACGAGCAGGGTTGTGCGCTGAGCGGACCCTGCGGCGATGGTGTCGCCACCTGCTGCTGCCGCGGCGTAGGCGAGGGCCGCATTGGCTGAGGCTGCTTGTGCTGCGATGTTGGCCATGTCAGTCCTTCAGTCGGCGGGTCTGGTGTCTAGCGCAGTGCTGCGATGAGGGGAACTAAGACCCACGCGAGTAGGCCCAGTGGCACCCATGCGACACGGGATGGCACGCCTACTGCTGCGAGGCCGAAGCAGATCGCGGCCACGATGAGCAGGATCACGGTGATGATGTGCATGGCTGGCTCCCCGTCGTCGAGTGGGCAACGCAAGGGGCGACTGACACTCCTGTAGGAATGCAGTCGCCCGGCGGTTCTTACAGCGTGGCGATGTGCGCCAGCAGCGCTGGCTCGGCATGGAACCACTCGCCCTTGATGCGGGCCGCCCTGAACTGGACGTGCCGCTGATGTTCGACGTGGTAGTCGCCGGGTTCAGTTGCCAGCAAGTCGTCGTGCGGCAGGGACGCAAGCCGCAGCCTCAGGTTCCTCGTCGTGCCGATCTTCACACGGTCGCCGAACCTGAGGTAGTAGACGACCGATGGGCACGCTGCGGTTGCTGCGTGTGCCGCTTCGGCGTGCTCTTGAACGTCGGCCTGTACGTCGAGCCAGTGCTGTTCCGCTTCGGCTTCCCATGTGCGGAACTGTTCGCCACGCTGCTCGGCTGCGTGTGCCAGCAGGTCAGTGACGAACTCGAAGGCGCGGTTCAGGTGCTTCCAGCACAGGGGCGTTGGCGCGTCCGGGACTGCTGGTCGGCTGCAAGTGGGGTGTTCACACTCGGGCTGTTGGGTGCTAGCGTCTCGCATCGTCGAGCCTCTCATCCAGGTTTGGCCGCGCCCCGGACCTGTGCCAACAGGTGCCGGGGTTTCACGCGCTGAGGGCGGACTTCTCCCTGAGACAGGATTTAACACCGATCTGAGCGGTTTCGCAAGCATCGACACGCTTCCGGCGTGGCTTCTCGTGGGTCAGCTTCGGAAGCGCGTGCCAGTTGACGAGGACCATGCCGTTGTGGATGCAGATGCTCGGGAGCTCGCCCGTGCGCATCCACGTCTTGATGGTGCCGAGCGATCGTCCCGCCATCCGCGCTGCTACTGCGGGCGGTACCCACGGGCTGATCTCGAAGATGCGGGTCACCCGGTCGGCTCCTGGGCACGCAGCGACCAGAACGGCTCCGGGAACTCGACCCACTCAGTGACCCCTTCGAACGATCCGCCCATGTGATCCTCAGATGACTCCCACACTCCAGAGAACGGCGTGCTGTAGTCCGCGGGGTCCACGTGCAGCGGCCAGCCTGAGACGATGGCACCGTCCCAGATGAACGCGACCCGACCGACGAGGTCATCATTGCTCATGTCGGGATACCCGTCCGTTGCGATGTTGTGAACGATGACGGTGTATTGGCGGCTCACGCTGTGCCCCGTTTCTGAGCCTGCATCTGGTGGTGCTCGACGGCCAGGTAGTAGTCGCTCTCAGTGTAGGTCCGCCTGCATCCGAGGCACGTCCAGTCGTCCTCGAGGCCCGAGGTTGTCCACCGGCGCGCGAGGCGTTCACCGCAGTCGATGCATCCGCAGTTGGCGAACATCGGCCGGTCGATCCGACCCAGCGCCCGGTCGACGTGGCCCCTGAGCCGGCGCATGTCCCCAGCGAAGTCGTCGAACGCGGGGTGTTCCGCGGCTGCCCATCCAAGGTTCGCGTGCAGGTACGACGTGACGTTGCTGATGGTCGCCTTCGTCATGGCTGCACCGACACCACGGCATGACCGCCAGTCCGCTTCCCACCGCTCCAGCTCGAACAGGATGCTCGGCGTGTCGCTGGGCCGCTCAACGCTTGGCTCAGGTGTGCGCATCGGATCGGCCTCGTCCAGCGCACGCTGCCGAGCTGCGTTGTAGCCGTCCGACCCGTACCCGATGAGGCTGAGCACGTCGCCGCCCATGAGTGGCGTCTCAGCGTTGCGACTGCCACCTTCGCCCGATCCGGGGCTCGCCGTGGCGTAGGCGTGCAAGTACCGCGGCAGCAGCGCGTAGCCGTCGACGATCGCGTTCAGGTCGATTCGGGTCCGGTGGAGGCAAGGTGTGCAGGTCTGCCGCTCACCCATCGCAAGCTCGTTCTCCTGGCAAACCACACACACGGGGATCGGCGGAGCTTCGTCGTCGCTCATCCCTTGACCTCGATCCTTTGGATCGGCTGGTTCCAGGCGATCCCGACGTTGACGACGGCGGTGCCGGGGACGTCGCGGCGCATCGCGGCCTGAACGAACACGCCGAGCTCGTCGAGGGTCATCCCGGCCTTCTCGTCGCGGGCGTGCTGCTCGACGGTGACGTCGACATGCTCCAGGTCGCTCATGCGACCTGCGATGTCGGGTCGAGGGTCCACCAGATGCGGATGGTGTCGCCGTCGTAGCGGTGCGGATGGATGCCGCCGAACTCAGGGTCGGTGACCAGCCAAACGTCATCCGGTCGTGCAGGGTCCGGCGCGACGTGGCGAACGCGGCCGGCGTTGTCGATCCACGTTCCAGTCAGGCTGTCGAGGGGCACAGGTAGGTCCTTTCTCCATGTGTGGGATTCCCAGGTGACGTCGTCTTCGGTTTGGTCGATGACCATCCACCAGCCGCCGCTGGGTAGCCGTTCGTAGGTGACGGAGTTGACGACGATCATCAGTAGTTCCGGCTGGTCGTTGACGTGAAGCGGGCGAAGTGGCCCTGGCTCTGCAAGGTCAGGTATCCGCGGGGTCCATTCCGTTGCTTGGCGACTGACGCCATGACGTCGCCCGTCTCTTCGCCGTCCTGGCCGATGACGTGGTGGATCAAGATGCACACGTCCGCGTCCTGCTCGATCGCACCCGATTCGCGGAAGTCGGTCAGTTGCGGCGGGGAACCCTTCACCCGAGACGTGCCCTCGCGGTTGAGTTGCGCGGCCAGCACGACGGGCACGTCGAGTTCACGAGCCGCGAGCTTCAGCGACGACGTCATCGCGCCGATCTGCTCAACACGGGACACGCGCCGGTCGGGCGGCTCGAGCAACCCGAGGTAGTCGACGAACAGTGCGCCGATCGGATGCCGGCGTTGCAACTCCCGGACCGTCGACCGGATCGTGGCGACCGACTGCCTGGGTGAGTCGTCAATCCACAGCGGCCAGTCCTGCATCCGGGCCGTGCCTTCAGCCATGTGCTGCCAGTCGGCTTCCGTCATGGCGCCGTTCTCGAGGTGTGAGAGGTTGATCCGTGCCTCGGCGGCCGTGATTCGCTGTGTCATCTCGACGCGCGACATCTCGATCGTGGCGATGAACGCCGGCAGTTTGTGCCGGCCTGCGACGCACGCCGCAAGGTTCCCTAGCATCAGCGACTTCCCAACACCAGTACGCGCCCCAACGATGTACAGGCGGCCCTTCTTGAGTCCGCCGATGAACCGATCCAGGTCAGGCCACGGTGTCGTCAGCCCTGCCTGCTGCCCGTTCTCAGCGATCTCCACCACGTCAGGGATGACGTCCGCCAGCCGCACCGCGTGATGCGTCTGCGCCGTGTCGGTTGCACCGTCGAGCTCGAGGCGGGCACGTTCGATCAACTCGAGGAGCGGTGTGTCCGTCTCGGCGAGCTGGTGGATCCGGCGCGCGGCAGTGTCGAGGCGTTCACGGGTTGCCGCGGCTGCGATGCGGTGCGCGTACCAGCCCGCGTTCGTGGTCGACGGGTAGGACGCGAGGAGCGTGTGCAGGTAGGCAGGGCCGCCAGGGAGCCGGTTCGCGTTGGCGCCCAGTGCGACGCGGACCGTGAGTGGGTCGGGTGTGTTCCCAGCGGCGTAGACGTCCGTGACGGCCCGCCAAATCTCGGCGTGCCAGGTCTGCCTGAAGTCGGCGGCGTTGACGATCGACTGCAAGTCGGGCAAGTCCGGGTAGCCAGACAGCGCGATCCCGAGGAGCGCGTGTTCGTCTGTGGTGACGTCGAGGTCGGTCACGCTCACGATGCGGCCTCCTGGCGGCGGTGTTCGGCGTACTGCTCGGTGCGCCAGGCGGTGAAGAGCTCCGGGTCGTCAGCAACGTCAGCCGGTGGCGTCGGGAGTGACCACGGACCACGAGAGGCAGGCGCTGGATCGAAGCTGGTCCCGTTGCTGTTGCCGGTGGCGCGTTGAGCCGCGAGCCGCAGTGCGTCGTACTTTTGCCGCAGCTTCGGCATCGACATGACGTTGCCTCGCCAGAACTCGCTCGACTGGCACCAGTTGATCGCCTTGGTGATCTGCTCCTCAGTGAGGTTGTCCCGGTCGAGCATGAGACGGGCGGAGTTCCGCCATGCCTTCGTTACGGTCGGACGTCGCGAGCCGTTCGACTCGATCTTGTCTGAGAGCAGTTCGCAGAGACGTTCGACATCGTCCCGCGTCGCGTCAGCGATCGCGGAGGAAGGTTCTTCCTTCGGGTCGGGTCGGGTCGGGACGGGACGGGAACGCGATTCGCCCCCGACGATCGGGGCGATGTCGGGGCGATCATCGGGGCGATCATCGGCTGGTATCGGGTGGCAGAATTCACAGTCATCGCTCGTCACTCCCCGCCCTTCGTGCCAGCGAATGTGATTGCCGTGAATCCCTGAGGTGGAGGGGTTGTCGACGCCGCCAGGACGCGGCACATAGTCAGCCCAGTCGTGGAACCAGTACCCGGCCTCCCCGTTGTCTTCCCCAGCCGTCCACAAGTCCGCCTCTACCAGCCTCCGGGCGAGCAACAGAGCATGGTCGTCCCACTCCTCAAGCACCTCGAAAGGGATGAACCCTCCGGTCTGGTTCGCTCCACACCAAGAGCCGGCGAGGGCCCACAGTCCGAACGGCGCGACGTCGCGGTGCTTACTTTCCGCAGACCGCCGGACTGCTCGTGCCTTCCGGTGGTCGTGCAGCTTGTCGTCGACCTTGAACCACGTCATCAGCCGGCCTCGAGTTTGCTGCTGGTGGTCGATGCGGCGGCCAACGGTTCGATCTCGTCGGCGTAGAAGCGGAGTTGACCGCTGGGTGTGCGGATCGACGGGATGAAGCCTTTCTTGGCCCACGACCGAACGCTCTCGGGCGTCACCCGGAATGCCGCGGCGACTTCCTTCACAGGCATTAGCTTTCGGGGTTCCGCGCTGTTCTGCATAGCTCCCATTTTAGTTTCCCTTAGTTTTCTCGCCCAACGCGGTCGGCGTGTCGTGGGCGCCCGCCCGGTAAATGATTGTCACGTCGTCGCCTGCTTCTTGTGGTGTCGGTCGTGTCGTCGGAGGTGGAGGCCCAGGAGCGCGGCCCGCGCGGCCGGTGTGAGTCCGCCTTGGATGAAGTGGATCGCCCCGCTGCCCTTGGTTTTCTCGTATCGCAGCGTCGTCTCGAGGCAGGTCCCGATGATCGGACAGGAGTGGCACATCGCGAGCGCGGCCCGGATGGCGAGTCGGTCGCTGCCGTCTGCCGCTTCGAAAATCTCCCACTCATCGGCGCACGCAGCGTCCGCCCACAGGTTCACGTCGGCGGTCATACTGCGGCCTCCACCATGTGCGCGAGCAGCTGACCGCCGAGGTACTGGGTCATGGCCGGCGGGATTGCCTCGCGGCCGCCCTGGACGTTCATCCATTCGCAGCCCATCGCGTCGGCGAACGCACGTTCGTCCTTGTGTTCGAACGGAATGACGTCGTCGGGGTGTTGGCAACGCGCACGGAGGTCGTACCCGCCCCAGGACGTTTCGAACCAGCGGTGGCGGATGACGCGCAGCCCGAACATGGACCCACACAGGATGTAGTCGGGTCGCAGGGGCGCGCCGGGGACGTTCTCGATGATCCACGGCCGGCCGGTGGCGATGAGTGCCTGCCGGGTCGGGTCAAGGAGGTCCGGGTGCTCGTCCTGGTCGCCACGCCACGAGGTCACGGGCGCGTAGTGCTGACACGGTGGGGATGTGTGGACCGCGGCATACTCGTGGCCGTGGTCGCGGATGTAGGCGACCGCGTCGCCCTGGATGAACGTGAACGGGTACCGCGGCTGGGGCTCGATGTCGATGCCGGTGACGTCGAAGCCGGCGCGGTGGTAGCCCATGCCTGCGCCACCCTGGCAGCAGAACGCGTCGAGCAGGCGAGGCTTCATGCGGGCCACCTCCGCGCGACCTCGCACTGGTTGGCTGCCGAGGTGGCGCCGGACCGGCGGAGTCGCTGTTCGAGCGCGCCGAGGCTGAGGTCGAAGCGGTGCGCGACGGCGGCCGGAGGGGTGCCGGCGGCGAGGAGCTGCAGGGCCTCCTCGACGGTCTCTGCGGGCGTTGGTGCGTGCGGCGGGTGGAGGCTCACGAGGCACACCCCGAGCAGATGTATTCGTTGTTGTCGGTCCGCGCGATCGGGTCGCCCTCGCACATGGCTTCACCGCACGCATCGCACTCAGAGTCGAACCGGGCAGGGAACCGGGCGGTGATCGAGAAGATGCCAGTTCGCCATGAGTCGCGCACGGGCGGCTGCGGTGCGTGGATCCGGCAGGCGCACTGGTCGACGGGCAGGTCGGTGAAGTCGCAGGTACTCACCGCGGCACCGCCACGGGCTCGATGGCCACGTC